AAGAAAAATAAAAATGGTTCCAAACAGTCTGTAATCCTCCTCTGTATGAAATAAAACAATTTAAACCAATAGAAAGTAAAATCTACTAGCTTCGGTAGGCTTTGTTGGCCATACTCTCATCTTCTCGCTATCTAAACGGAAATGTTCCTGATAGTTAGTTATCTGTAGCTCCATAAATGGAGGGATTCCTCTATCTACCATCCTCTTTAGGTCAACTCCTTCAGGGAGTGCCGCGATCTTGACCATCCAGGTCAGATCTCTTGGGTTTGGTGAGAAACCTTTGTCTGCTAACTTCTTAACGATGTAGACACATAGGTCGTAAAATCGTTGAGAACATCCGCATGATGCGTATGCTAATCCAATCGCTGATGCCATTAACTTTTGATAAGTCTGAGGCGTTCGTTCTGGAAAAACTAAGTGTGCAAGCAAGTCCTCATCCGTTCGGAAGGGTACTCCATAGAGATTCATGTATCCAAGGACAGTGTGTCCGGATGGTGAATCGCTAATCTTTGACTTCTTAGCATTCAGTTTCGCGTTGAAATAGTGTTTTGCTGCTGCTTCCATCATGTGTAGGAAGTTATCGCCGTAAAGCTGATACATCCGTTCGATGAATTTAACGATCGAATCGTCACCTTGGATAAGAATCCAAAATTGATCGTTTTCGATGTCAACACCGAGTGCTGATAAGCATGTAGCAATCATAATTGCGTTTGAGAATGTGTCCATGATCTGCGTCTGCTGATAGCCAGATCCGAAACCGGAATAATTCCACTTGAACAATCGTCCATCGGGAAGTAGGATTGGTGTGTGCATTATTGCGTGGCACATCCAAGTCCATAATCTTTCAATTCTCACAGGGTCGGCAATGTTGTCGCCCCAAGGGTAAAACGAAGTCGGTTCGTAACGTGAGAAATCGAAATAACTTCTGATGATCCTGTGAACAGCCATGATAATGGCGAAAAGTAGTCTTTTGTCAAATTGACTCCAATCCGTCGTTAAAACAGTGCTCCAGTGTCCAGTAGCTCTCATCTCGCGTAGAATCTTCTTCCATCCACCTCGCATAATCTCTCGTCCCCAGAATAGCTTTCCGCATTCATCGAAATTCTGATAAATGTGCTGTAGCGGCCAGATAAACATAAGTTCCGCCTGTAAAAGAAGCCAAGGGGCTCCGAAAACAGCTCGAATCTTGTCGGGTTCATCTTCTGCAACAACATGTGCTCTCGAAA